ATTTTTCATATTATATTATATATTAATTTAATATGAAATCCAAATAAATTATATTAATTGTTCATTACATACATTGCATTACTGAATGAACGATCATTCAAAATTAAAATTTAGAATAATCTATTAATAAAATAAATTTCATTAACATTATTCAATATAATAAATATTTTTCACAAATCCAACCTTTATTTAAAAAAAGTTGAAACATTGTTCGGTTGTTCTCCTTTTTTAACACATTCAGATAACCATTCTTCTGGAATTAATTTCTTTGCAATATATTTTATACCTAGTTTTAATGCATATGATTCATATGTAGTACTACTAGCTTTTGAAATTTTTTGTGAAGGATTTTGAAAAACTAAACGAATGTCAATACCCGGGTTTGATGTTAAAACATGTTTCATTTTTAAACGATCTGCACTAGTCCATCGTCCTTTAGTTTCAATAAACATTAATTTACCATTTTTCTTAACAAATACAAAGTCTGGAGTATATTTTGCTTTACGTTCTGGTACTATATAATTTAATGTTTCTGTTTCATAATTCAAAGAATATTCAGTAGATTCAATTTGTTTTGATACTGTTAATTCCAATCCTGATTTATAACCGTATTTATATGCTTCAGCGCGTTTTCCATTTTTTGCGCCATGCCAATGATTTTTTGCCATAACTTTTAATTTAATTTACCAATCAATCATTACTAATTGCCCATTCCATTGCATTATATTATCTAGTTTAAAATCTAGATCTAAATCTAAATCTGGTATTGACATTTTATTAATATCTTGTTGTAAAGCTGAAATAAAATTTGTAATTGTATCTTGAGTATTAATTGTGTCTAAAAAGTCAAAAATACTAACTTCACCACCTTCTGATTTTGCAAATTGTTTGTAACCAGAAATAAATTTTTCTAATCTCAATTTTATAGTACCAGGCAATTCATTCGCCCGGGCCATTATATACATATTTTTTCCATCTACGTAATATACTGGAATAAAAGTTGAATATTTTGTATATTGATTAACTATTTTACTCGCTACTTCATACTCGGCTGGCTCATCGGTTATTTTAAATAAAAAATCTTCACCATCAATTTCATAAACCCGGCCGTTATCTCCCTGACCGAACAGCCTAAACTGTTTTTCTTGTATTTTATTTAATAATTTATCAATTTCAGACTGTGAAATTTCTAATAATATTTGTTTCAAACGTATCATAATCCTGGTTTCGATGGTTTAAGCGAAAGTTGTTTATCTAAATCAATTCGTATTAAAAAATTCATATCAACATCACTTCGTTTTTTAATTGGCTGTGCTAATTTACCTATTGCTAATAATCTTCCATAATCATCATATAAACCAATTGTTGTAATGTATGGACTAAAATCGCTACCCGAAACAAACGGTAAATATGATATATCATTATCAGCTGTAAGTGTAGGATTCAATGACATATTATACTCGCCAGAATCTACTCTAACTAAAACACTTAATTCATGTATATCAACCGTACTACGATAACTTCCTACATATGGTAAAAACGCTAATGTATTATAACGGTAATGTGGACTAGATATCACAGCTATTCCGTGTTCATGAAATATATTTCCAACATGATTAGTTTGTAAAAATGTTCCTGCTTCCGTACGATCTGCTAACGCACTTATATTAGATGTTGTTAAACATTTATTAAAGATTCTAACTTCATCTAGTACTCCTGTCAAATTTGAGCTATTGGTGCTAAAACCACCTAAATATAATGAACTAGAATTGTGTATATTGCCACTAGCAGTTAATGCATTGTTAGGCACCACATAAACATTTGTAGAAAGCGAAGAATGTAATGTACCGTTAATATACATTTGCATATAACTTCCAGATTTTTGGCAAACAACATGAGTCCAATCCGTAATAGTGGCAGATGATGTTATGGTACTTTTTAAATTACTAGCAGCTGCAGATGTAAATTTAATTTGATCACTTCCACTTAATTCAATTTTAAATGGATATTGCGTAGTTGATGAATTAAATAATTTACCTAGTATTAATTGATCTGAAATACCGTTATTTGATGCAGAAATAAAAAATGATATTGCAAAATTATTATTTCTATCATAATATCCGTTAAGATCTGATCGTATATAACCATTTGAAAATTTTGCAGCTAATCCAACAGATCCACTACCACCTGTAGTAACAACGATACCTGGAACATATTCCACTCCAGATGATTCATATGAAATTCGATCTGTATCAAAATATTCATTAAATCCTTCATACCACATTACGCCAGTAACTATAGATCCCGTATCATACGATGCATCATATAAATTACCATATCGGTCAGATTGTATTGTATATGTATATGTATTTTCAGATCCGATACCATAATACGATAATCCATAATAACTAGCGCCGTATATTCCTATAGTAGCGCCATTAGTATTTACAGTAAATGACTCTGGTTTTATTCCTAAACCAACTTTATTTTGCGGAAATGAAAGTATAGAAGCGGATTGATATAGATATTTTTTAGTTTTATTTAAATTATTACCACCAAATGTATTAAATGGCTGATCTTTTCTTTTATAAAATAAATGATCTATAGAATAATAATTGATTGTATCTAGTTTACCATTTAATGTAGTTTGATGATTACTAATATTATTATTTAAGTTTGTTCCCAATGCAGGTAAATATCTAACACTAGATGGTGTATAAACAGAAAATAATGATAGTAATGAACTAGTAGCGCTACCAGATGAAAAATTCCACAGTTTATAAGATTTAAAAGGATTAACTTTTATATCAGAATCTTTAATTTTTTTAAAAACTATAGAATATGAATCTGAATTTTCTTGGCTGTTATCTTGTATACTATTTACCATGTGAATGTTCGTATATTAAAAAACCTGCTATACTAATAAATATAGCAGGTTAAATAATACGGTATTTTTTAAAGAATTAGAAATCTAATTTAACTCTAATCAATGCCTCTCGGGAAAATGATTTTAATAATGGTTTACTTAATTTTGCAACTGCTAATAACTCTGTACGATCATTATATAAACCAACAGTTGTAATATAAGTTTTTGGATCTCCAATAAATGTTGCCTGAGCAATTTGACCATCACTGCCAGTTACAAACGATGGATTATTTGAAAAATTATATTCGCTATTTTTTACTCGTACAAAATAATGTGTACTAGTTATTTTTTCAGAATTACGAGCATAAAACCCATATGGATCGCTTGTAACAGGATTTGTATATAATGCAGAACCTGATATTGAATGGTACATTGCAAAATGATTATTTCCTTCTTTGCTAGAAGATAAATTAGTTTTAAATCCTAGTCTTTGATCTAATACGTTACCATCTGTTATTATAACACCATACTCCGGATAAACTGTACCATAATATTCCGGAGCAGATGAATTATATACGCCACCAATTAATGATCCAGAAACTAAATTATATACACGACCCATTGCGCCTCTTGTCGGGGCAGAATTAATAGATGAATCATCTATTAATGAAACTAATGTTGTTCCTAATGTTACCGATCCAGTTGCATTTACTGGTCTAGAATTAATAAATCTTAAAGAAAATTCAAAATTACCCGGATCAACTCTTTCTTTTAAACATGCTCTATTAAATGTAATTGCATATATACTATCAGTACTACCAGAACCATATGTAGTAAATCTAGTAGCAGATGAATCCAATAAAAGTTGTCTGTATTGAGAATATACTGCTTGAGATGCAAAATCATACATATTAGCTGCAGAGTCAGATCCACTTCCTAATGCATGGCCATATGCAATTGAAAATTGTGGTAGTGAAGAACTGCTAGCAGGATTACCATCGTATACTTCAACATAATATTTACGTTGCGAATTAGTTTGAATTGATGATGAAAAAAATGTAGTTAACTGAGCTTCTCCATTACTCCAAACAGCAGATGTTATAGTTTCAATTTGATCTTCAATAACATCATTTTCTCGATCAAATCTAGTATAAATTCTACCAGATTTTGTTGCTGCAGATAAACGCTGTTGTTCAGCAATCATTTCATTTGCCATCTGCCTTGCTAATTCTTGTATATTAACAGATGGAGTTGGAATTACAACCTGCGGAGCTGGGGACGTAACTGGAGTTACATTTGTCGGAGCACTAAATAATGGAGTATTTTGTAAAGCTCGATCTTGAAAAAATGGATCTCTAGAAAAGGTTGGGTCTATAGGAAAACGTTGTCCTGTTCTAGATAAACTTCTTAATTGTTTAATTTTATTTTTATGCATTGTCATATCCTTAAAATTATATAGTAGCTACCGTAGCTTTTCTTACTGTTAAATTAATAGTAACACTTCCACCAGTTTCATTTCCAATAATTGTTATAGTAGCTGTTTTATCTTCAATTACTTGTGTTTTTGCAATGATTCTAAATTCAAATCCGGAAACGGCAACACTTTGTGCATCTGCATTCGCTCCAATAAATCTAGGAGTAGATGGTAATACACTACTATTAACAGCTTTAGTAGCTTGTATATCAGCAACAGTTGAATCAGACAATATTGCAGTATAACCTAATGTTCCATTACCACCTTTAAAATTGGCAGTATCTGGAGATATAATATCGCTAGTACCAGGTCCAATTAAAGTAATTGCTGTTTTACCAACAGATATTACTGGTATATTAGTCGACTGTTTTGGCAATGTTACCAATTTATAACGCAATGCTTGAGTTTCATCTGGAATTGCTTCTAAAACTGGCATATTTTCAATAACTACACCATAGTAATTTGTACCTAATGGATGTTCCGGATTCCATAATCTATAATCAACTTCATCATCGCCTAATGCAAACTGCGTTATTGTGAAATCTGATGTGCCTTTTGCTAAAAGTTCTCGACCTTTAGTTGTTAAAATGGCATCAATTGTAACACTTGAATTATCTAAATATCCCATAATATATTTCTTTTTTTACTTATAAATATTAATACTTATATTTTTTCAACTTATTTTATGCTTCTGTGGTACTACCTAATATTTGTGTAGATCCTCCAATTGTAAATTTACCTTTTGATGGACCTCCATCGTATATCAATTGATTTGGATTAGTAAGAATTATTTCTGCTACCGGTCCACCATCATAAGTATCCGTAGATTTAATATTAAAATCAGCTGAATTCATTTTTGCTCCATCATATCTTTGGCGAAGTACTCGTGTTGGTCTGTAATTAGATACATCAGATTGAATTTCCCTCGTATAAGATATGCCTCCAGAATAATAAGTTTCAATTTTCTTAAATTGTTTAGATATAACACTACCGGTTATAGATGGACAAGTAAATTCTGATTGCCAATATGGAGCAGATGCGGTTATATAAGTACTACCAGATCTATTTAAATACGTATATGAATAATTAAATCCATCATATTTACTATTTCCTAATGTTTCAATATACATAGCTAACTGATCATCATCATAACCAGTTATAGTATATAAATCATCAGCAATATTTCCAGTATAAATAATACTTTCACCAGTAGTAACAGGAACATATTGTAAACTAGATGTATATGTTTCGTTAATCTTAGATATACTAGGTAATAATGAATCTTTACTACGTTCTAATAAATTTGGTTGTATCAATAACCCGGTTAATTTATCTACTCGTGCTGGTAGTAATTGATCTAATTGTTTAAAAAATGATAAATCAAATAAAGTAAATATTCTTATATAAGAATTGATATCATTTCTACCAGAATATTTTTTCCAATATTCTCTCGACTTCCATTTTAATAAAGTATATGATTTTTCATCAGTATCTCCCGGATCACCTATATATGAATCTAATTCAGTAAATCCTAGTTGCGCAATGATATCTTCATCAATCATTGTTTGCGGAGAAAAATATATGCCTAATTTTTTACTATCTAATGGAGCTGTATCATACTGACTACGTTCGGCTCTAGTTTTTATATCTAAATTTCCAACGAGTGAACTAGATTCAATTCGAATCTTGTTATCATCAAATGTACCAGCACCAATTGATAAACTATCATAATAATATGTTTCTTCAATAGAATCATATGGCTCAGCGATGCTCCATCCAGAAAATGACGCAGATATCGTAGATTGTTTTGGTTCAACGCCTCGCAAACTAGATGTAGTATTATGATTTATTTTTTGCGTTAATGGTAAACGGAATATTAGTTCTTGATATGCATCTGTTGTACCGTTATATGCTGCCGGTGCTTTAGTGTGATTTTCAAATGCAGATAAAGACAAACTACCAGACCACAAACGAACTTCTTGCAATTGTCCTTGCAATCTAGATGCACCAGTAGAAGTTCCGCCAAATGTAATAGATCCGGATAATCCAAATGATGCGGTGGCCGATGCTGAAACTGATGCTACAATTTTTCCATATTTAGATCTATTAACAAATAAATCTAAATTTGTGTTATTTTGTCTTAATAATAAATTAGACCAACCACCATCAAATAATTCTATATTAGCAGATGCAGATCCGTTTATTTTTACTGTACCCAATGTACCGCGAGTATAATTTAATGTTACGGTGTTTCCGTTAATATTAACTAAATTCATGGTATTTGGTATAGCCGGATTTTTTATTACATCATCAGTGCGAAAACGTATTTCAAAACTTCCTATAGATTGACTGTAATTTATTGTTACAGTGCCGGCAGTATTATTAATTAAATCTAATGCATAATCAAAATTTAACTTTTCATATACTGGCGTACGATCTATTCTAGGGCCGCCATATTCATTAATACTTATCAATGAATTTGGTATTCCATAACAAGATAATAATGCTTGTACACTTCGTTTAGTACCTTTAGATTTTAAAAGTAAAGGTAAGTTATTAACAATACGACGCCATACCGTATAAGTCATTTCACGACCAGGAACAGAAGGATCTCCAACAGTATTAGACCCAGTTAATGGAATTCCTGCTTCATTGGTTCCTAAAACATACTGCCATAATTCTTGATATTGATTTCCTTCCTGTAGATTCCATCCAAATTGTTTTGCTACTGAATATAGTAATTCATTTGGTATTCCTAATTTAGGATTTTCTTCTTTTCTATATAATAAAGAAGTATGTTTAATGTATGTATATAATATATCGTAATGATGACCTAACATGTTAACAAATGTTAAGAAATCAGTAGTAGAATCATTTTGTATTATAGTTGTTGGTAATGCATATGATAACTTATTAATATTAAATTGATCATATGTATGTGCATTGATACTAGCAGTGGCAAACCAATTAATAAATGTGCTACTTGTTGTAGAACATAATGCATACGGGTATGTAGAATTAGTTTTTGGTACCGGTGTTAAATAACTACCAGTAATAGTTGCAACTACTGGAGATTCATGTGGTATCTCGTTTGATGTTAATTTTGACGATGATTCAAAATATAAAAATTTTTCAAAATTATCAAATCCACCAGTTAATGATTGTTTGTTATTTTGATAATCAGTTATATTTGTAGATGCGTCTGATCCGGAGATTGTTTGAAGTATTGCAATTTGCGAATCATAATATTCTAGTAATTCTAATTTATATTTAAAATTATTTAATCGTTCTTCTGCAGAACTATAAAAAACAAAGTTGTTAAAATCACTATAATCAATGTTTAATTTTATTCCAGATAAACTTCCAGAAAAATATGCATCGATAATTTGTTGTGATGTTTGTACAGATGATCCTAATAAATCATTCCAATTTTTTATACCTGTTTCAGAAGAAACATTATAATCAGATACTGCTTGCCAATTGGCAGATGACAACGTTGTAAATGTTTTTACTGATTGTTTTGGTTGAATAAAGATATTATCAATATATGGTAATTTCTCTTCTTGAACAATCCAACATTTAAAATTAATTTCTAAGTCATCTGGTAATGCTTCATACAACTTAACATATATATACTCCCCAACAACTACACTATTAACAAACGATACTGTTTTGTTTCTACTAAAATTTAATAAATACTGAGTATATGATTGTTTTGAAGTATGCCTTTTCTGTACAGAGTTCGTATAATCAGTTAATTGTTGAAGTAACTTAGAATCATTAATATCAATTACTCGTAAACGCAATTCTGTACGATCTGGAGAAATTTCATCGATTACTAAATACTGCTGATCATAGTTTCCGATTAAATCAGAAAAGAAATTTATAATAAATCTAAATTTACCACTTGTAAGTTTTAAATCACTTAAATGTTTATACAGATCTATAGAAATAACATTTCCAGTTAACTGTAATAATTCATTAGTGTCTGGGTTAGTAAAACTAGGTATAGCGTGTTGTAAAGTAACTTTATGATTACCAGTTATCCATGTACTATCAGAATATACATGTAATTCTACATTTTTAAGTTTTTCTGATTCTACTATTCGAATAGAACGATTAATTAATCCTAATTCTCGATCTGAGAATCTCAATCCAAATGTAGAACCAGCAGTTTTACTTAGAATTTCTTGTATGTTTTTATATTGACTTAACATGTATATCTAAATTATTTTTTGTTTCTATCATATCCTGCGGCTAATTCTATAGCTCGCGAAACCGTAGCAATATTATTAAATCCAGCATTACTTAATACCGTACTTAATTGATTTGCAGCTGCATCTGGATTAGTTACGCCAGGTATTTCTCTAGGAACATCGGATTCTAACGGATTAGTTACATCTCCAACTGCTACTTGTTCTCTTAATTCTCGAAGAGTGGTTCCAACCACTTGATCTAATGCTGAAAATTCAGGACTATCAACGCCAGCAACAGATGTAGCCGGAAATCTAAAATATGAAAATCTCGTATTTATTGTTTTATTGACAAAATTATTTTCAAATTCGTATGTAACAGGTTCTATTGTTAATAATTGATTACTGTTTGAATCTTCTTGCAAGACAATATTTCCGGCATCGTCTCTTTTATGAACATAAGAATAATTTGAAATTTTTGTTAAATCCGAATCATATTTTATTAATAATTCTCGTTGAACTGCCGGTAATACTTGTTCTACTATAGCTGGCTGATTATTAGATACATTAGCGGTAGTCGTTACCTGCGTAGTTGTATTTGTTTGATTAGTATCAGAAGTAGAAGTACCAGAACGATCTGGTACTGCTGTTTCAAATGATCTAGTATTTATATTTGTCATTATCTAACTACTTTAAAATAAACCGAATCAGTTATATATTGTTCAGTAAATCCGTCTACTATTTTAAATTCTAAACGATAATATCTTTCTGGCATAAAACCATTCATATCAATATAAATGAAATTACTAGTAGAATCACAACTTACTTTACTATAAATATTATCGTACGGAATTATGATTTCATCTGTAGCTGCATCTTTAACTGTATAATATGTTGTCGGCGGTAAGTATTTTACTGTTTGATATGGATATAAATTAGTCGGAGATTTTGATGGATATTTATCTCGAGCAAATATTCGTATTTTAGAAATTTCGGTATCTTTATACTGTGCTTTTACATTGGTATATACTAAATATGAATCTGAATCTATAGATACTAACGATCCTGTTGTAAATGTGCTGTTATCCCAGTACATTGTTAATTTTGGAACATATATAGTATGCGTTTCTCTACTAAAAAATCTTATATATCCAGTTACATTGTCATTAGATTCATCTGCATCAGAAAATCTTAATAAAAATCCATTGTTGCTGATCGAATGTCCGCCACTACCACTTATCCATAGTTTAATAGCATCAGTTACATCAATATTTAAATCAGTTGGTCTATAAGAAAATCCTTCATTATTTCCTAAGCCTGGTTGTGTAAAAAATGATTGATTGAAAAATGATTGGTTAAATACGCCACTACCAGATTGATATAACCAGCTACCACCTTTTCCGGACCCTGAAATATATAATGATGAACTATTAACTTGTATTTGTTGGCTACTAGATACCCAACTAGAGCCAGATAATGGATAATTCCAAGTTATACCATTTGATATAACAGGATCCGAACTTAGAAATCCAGTGCCATTAATCCAATTTTGTGCTAAAATATTTGCAGTAATTGTATATTCAGAAGGAAGATTTTTTGCATTAGTAGTATATAATTGCAATAAAAATTTACAATCATTTAAGTCAACTGAGTACTTTGATAATACAGTTTGTATTTCTGACATATCAAATTTTACAACACTTCTAGATTTTTGAAGTGAAGTTCCTTCTGTATCTAACCGTTTACCAACTTCTAGTATTTCATCTAATCCAGTATTATAATCTGCATATGATTCATACAACGTTGCATCTTTTTCTGCATAAAATATTCTAAACATTCAGTTATTCCTGTTATGATAATCGTATTAATATAAAACTTCCGCTTCTATACAATCCACCTAATGGTACACCACCGGCAGCTGCTTCTGAATCATTTACAAAATTTAAACTAGCTGATACTTGCCTTAATACAATACTAGAACTACTAATAGTTTGCGTAGTTGTAAATGTATTAGATCCAGTTGTAGCATACGAACCAGATTTTGCAACAAATATCGGATCAGTCTCAACATATGAAGAAGCATATGATGCACTAATTGCAGACACAGCTGTAGTTGCATATGAAGCAGTAGTTATAGTACCAATAATACTTCCAGTTACATTTAATGAACCAGATATTTGTACGGCATCTAATACATTTCCAGTTAATACATCATATATATCAGAAACAAAACTAGCAGATATCAAACCACCAGAAACAATTTGACTGCGGTTTGTAGAAAGTACTCCCATTTAATTAATCCTTTTTATATATAAATATAAAGATTAATAACTTAGTACTTGTCCTGTGATATCTTTATTTGGGAATTTAACTTCGAATATACTAGGATCTAAACTAGGATATATAATACCCTTTCTATCCGCTGTAGCTAAATCATATATATTGCCAGAATATCCTAAATTAGAGTCATATAAATTTTTAAATGATACGCTATATACAGATTGTACGCCTTTTGTATTAGCTAAAACGGTAAAGACTTCTGATTTAACTATAGGTTGGTTAATTTGCCAACGGTCAATATCAAAATAACTTTTTAACGCTTCTATACAACGCAATAAAACATCATTGCTATTATAATTTGGAAGCACTGATATTTTAAAATCAATACCAATATTAATTATAAATGCATTTTTGATATTAACTGCATCTGTTAACATTCGGTAATGTCCTAAATATGTTTTTAAGTTTTCTTTTATTGCGGCATTAAGTTCAACTAATTGTTTATTTTCATTATAACCTAAAACATACATGTTTAATGCTAATGGATTTGGAGTTCTAGAAATTTCTAAATCTTGTTGTGTGATCTGATCGTCAGGGACTATATATGATTTTGCAACACTTCCATAATTAGCCGGCATACTATATGCTCGTATAATATAATCATCCTTAGTTACAAGTCGATTTTGAGTTGCAAAATTAGCCAATGCATTATTTTTTATATCAGTAACAGAATCTCCAAACTTAGCTCCAACCGCAGGAGTTTCATTGTTTACTGCAACTGTAGTTTTTACATAATTTGTTATAGCTCCGCTATTAGTAGAATTAACATCATCAAAGTATTCAATAAAATTAATTTCATTTAATGTACTAGCTGCTACATTATCTGTTATTCCACTGCCAACTGTATATGTTACAGTTAATGTAGTATTAGATGGTGCTTGACCATATGTTCTAGTATATAAAAAATTTGATGGATCTATATCAACATCAACATCGCGCCTAAATCCTGAAAGTCCGTTTCCAACATTGTCAGGATTTGGTATAATCTCCTCATCATTATTATCAGAAATACCAGCTCCAAATTGCATTTCAGTCTTACCATCAGATCTAGTTCTAGTTACAAACCGTTTTGATGTTTTCTTTAATTTTAATAAGTAAGGAACTGTACTACGATATACAGATAGTTCCGGATCATTTTCGACTACATTAGGAACTGATTCAAATATAGTGTCTTGTGCTAAATACGGAACACGATACCAGTTATCTCCATCTGATTCTTCTACTGATAAAATTTCGACAATATTATTGTCTGGTAATACTATTTTATCATATGGAATTGGTGACCCAAAAGTATATGTAGCTGTTTTTACTTCACCGGATACTGCATTAACTTGTTTTTTTAATAAGTAATATGTAGGAAGTTTAGTTGCAGAATCAGTATCATAAATTGTTACTTCGGTGGTATCATATGAAGATGAAAATGCAAAGTTAACCGGATTCAATGTTCTAAATTGAGCAACTCCATTTGATTGTTTAACTCGCATACCAGACTTAATAGATAACGAATAATTAAAATCTGGTCGTACTGCTGATCCCGTACCAGCTGCTGGAACTAGTTGATATACATCTAATTTAACAACAGCTGGTGTTACACTCTTTGCTTCATATCCCAAGAATCTAGCTAGGTCATATACATTACCTCGTTCAGTTGCTTGTTCTAAAAAGGATTCTTTTAAATTTGTATCTGTATAATAACTTAAAACATCCCCTACATACGAAGCCAGTTCAATAAAAATCATTCCGGGTGATGACTCATTAAAATCTGTATAATTATTTGGAAAATACTGTTTAGTAAATTCTATTAAATTTTTTCTAAATTGACCAAAGTCTTTACCTAAATATGATACATCTTTTTTTGTTTTCATTGCCCAAAATCTTCTATTGATAATATGCCATTTTCTAAAGCATATATAAGTATTTTATTTTCAAAACCTGGTTGATCGTTGATACTATATGTTATTGTAATTTTAATATTATGATTCATCGTAGGATCATCTTCGGCTGTTATAATTTCAATATCAGAAATATTAATATATGGTAACCAATACGAAACTTCATCTCGTATAATAGAATCAATATCTTCTTTTAATTCTGCTACATTTGGCTCAAATATTATATAAGTTAAATTAGTTCCAAATGTTATATTATGATACCGTTCGCCTTTTCTAGTAAACAATAAATTTTTTAAATTTGCAGTAGCCTGTTTGCCAGTATCATATAATGACCCAAAAATACCCGGATAGTTCGAACTTAAATCTATTCCGTATGCGTTATCATTTGGTTTTACTTGATACTTTGGTATGTATGTATATGACATTAACTACGCCTTTATTTTTTCTTTTTAGAATCCATTGCTTTCATTAAAGCAGAATAATCTCGTGTCATTGCACTAGCAACTTCTGGCTTAATTTCAAAATCCTTACCAGTTTCCGGATCATGCATTATAGCAGGAACTTGAGTAACTGAACTTTTAGTATTTTGACGCATCATCGGAAATGTCTGTGCATCTCGTGATGTAAATTTTAATTCTTCCATTCCTTCTGCCATTAACTCAGCATATGATTGTACAGCGTTATGTTGATCTTGAATAGCAGGTGTGCTATTTAATATATCAGCATATTTATTTTCATTAAATGTAGTTTTGTTTTTAGAAGTATTATTAGTTACATTAGAAACCGGAACAGATTTTTGTTTCATTTCTGTAATTGTAGACTGTAATCCTTCTTTTAAAATTTCTGTTAATTCTTGCTTAATTACTGAACGCAATTCCTCTCGAATAACATTTCTTAATGCATTTAAAAATGTAGATGTATCTTGTTGTTTCATATATATTTTTTAAAATAAATATTATTATTTAGTATTTTATGGGCGTTCCCCAATCAGAAATAGACTCCTTTGGACCATATATGAGATTATTTTCAGTATCTATAAAAAAGTCATCTTGTTTTCCACCATTAAATATATCATCATTTTTTCCAGTTAACGATGGATATGATTTATTATCCTGTCCATATAAAATACTTTTTCCAAAGTATACATTACTAGGCGGCTCCTGATATAGTAACATTGTTCGTTCATCAGGACTTCCAATTGGATTTCTTACAAGATTTCTTTCTAGTCCTTTCTGAATAAAATTCATATTTTCTCGATCTCGTAAAATCTTACTAACAGCTGCTTTTTGCTCATTATATAAAGTATTTAAAACAGTAATTGCATCATTTATATCATCATTAGAAACATTGTACTGGTTATAAAATTTAGATACGTATCTTTTAGTAAAAGTAGATCTAGTATCATATATACTATCAGCTGCATCATTAATATAAATTCCAATTTCATCTGATGCATAATGTTCTCCAGTAGCAGGAAAAAACAGTGGATATAATGATCGGTCAGTTATATTAAAGTTTGCACCTGACAAATTTAAAGACTCACCTAATTTTAAGTTTATTAGAGAATTACTTTGTTGTTGTGCATTTATATTTGTATTAATTATTTGATCGTTACAAATATTTCCAATTACATTAATTGAATTTCCTAGTATTTCATTTACACGACCTAGTTCTAATTGTATAGAATCTGATATATTTTGTAAGCATTCCGCAGCAGATACACAATTTGTGCCGGTATTAGAAAATGTAGTTACTATTTGCGATACCGGACCTGGTACTGTTGTAGGTATTACTAAACCTACATTTTTAAAAATTATTGATAAACGTCCAATTGTATTTAATAATGATAAAATTTTACTGATACTACTTAATGATAACTGGGTTGCTGCTATTAATGCATTAACTTTTTTTAAATCAGATTTAATATCATCGATTCTAGGATCATTACATTTTATTAAACTAGTAGATGCTGGTAATGAAAGTACTTTACTAGACAACAACTCGCTTAAACTAGTTAATTCATCTAGTTGACTTAATATTAATGGTATGATAGATTTTACTATAGTAGCAGGAATACGTTGCATGTTTATTTTGCATTAATATGTTTATCAAATAAAACTTTATTGTTAGTTAATTGTTCAATAGCTTGTCTGACAGCTGGAGATTTTAATGATTTATCAATTGGAGTACAGATTACCCCGCTTGAATCAACTACTCCAGAATTTACAACTCGAATTAAAGTTTTTAATAATTTCATCGTAGCTGTACTATGAAGTAATGGTTCTTTTTTATCACTAACACCCACTTTAATTAACGGAGAATTTATTTCAATTCCTGTTTTTGAATCTAATATAATTGTATCTGTCTTTGCTTTTAATACTATACGATCTGCAAACCCGACAATTTGTGAACCGGCAAATGCAGATTCAGATTCGCCAATCTGCAATTTATTATTTAATTTTAATTTAGTAAGTTTTTGTGTGGATGTTAAATATATTGACGATGCACATGTTTCTGGAGATTCTATTATAAATTGCTTAGAATCTTTATTTTTTCTGCCATTCGATAAAATAGTAATAGGATCACCAACATTGCCAATCCATAAATCTGGTTTAATTGTATACGTGTCAGTAGTATTTTTTACAGTACTGCCAACTCGTATACTATTGCCCCACCGACCTTCAATTAATAAATCTCCCTCATATGGCTGCAATGGCGAAATTATCTTTTCTTCAATAGTTTGACCAATTACATCATTATTTTGTGTTTGATTAGTATCAGTATATCCAGGCAATGAATTATGGTTTATTGACGAGTTTAAATCTATAATTGAAATATAAAACCACTGTTCTTGATTTAATACATTTTCTCGGTCGCTGTTTAATTTAAATGTTAATATCAGTTCACCAATCAATGGAATTTTTTTTATTCCGTTTGTTAATGGTTTTGCTTGTATAATAGGTTTATTTACAATACCATCAATTCGAGCATATACCGTAAATAGTTTATCTAAATTTTTATTATCTCCAGAACTAATATGTTTATATGTATCATATGGATGTACACTGATTACCTCAGCAACGCATAGTTCTAAATTATTTAGATTCTTATCTATCTTAACATTACTCATTTGTTCCTGAATTCTTAATTACAGTCTGTTTTATATTTAACATTTCGTTATTAAGTCGTTCTAAATCAGAGTCTAATTCAGAATCTGCCATTTTTAACAACTCTTCTTTTTCTTCATCGCTTAATAAACTATCATTACCTTGAATTGTTTGTTTTGTAGAAATGTACCTCTGAGCAATTGCCGTTAATTTAACCAAATGGTCATCATTTTTAACGCCAACTTCGAGGTACTCTTTAATTAAAGGAACAATTACAGTCGCATCAGACGCATTGCGTATCAACGGCTGTAATTGTGAAATAAGTTGTGATATTTGTCGATCTTTTTTCTTAGAATTATGATATACATCAGACATTAAATCAGAAAATTTAATGCCTTTAAATAACTCTTCATTGATATCCATATGAATCTTTTTTTCATATAAATATCAAAATGGTAAATTTACGAAATTATCTTGTTCATATTCTTTAAATTTTCTAACGTATATATCTTTAAGTACTTTAACTACTCTGGTAATATTATTAGTTAGTAAACCAGTACGCTCTCTAACTAAAATATACAATGCTTTTTTATTGAAATCTTCGATGATTTCTCTAGATTCAAATATATGCAAAATAGAGTCAGCAACATGTATATCAGACTGATTAGTAAAAATATAATTGAGATTTTTATAACAATGTTTAATATATGCATCCATGAAATACTTTAAAGTGTCTCGCATTTCATCATTATGTATTTCTATCAATACATTACGTTGTTCATCAACATCTAATTCCTCAGTATCATTTTTTAATTTAGCGTATGCTTTTTGATTTTCTGCAATTAAATAGTTAAATGAAGTTCTGGTATAATATGAATATGCTTTACCTGAATCTGGTTTAAACTTATCTAGTTTCGAAGTTAAGTGAGTAACTAAATCAGTTTGAAGATCCATGAATGATGAATCAATATAATCTGGTTTCATTTTATTAATAATATTTTCTGTTAACTTCATGAAAGCCGGATATATAAATCTTCGATATATCTTTTCTCTTAAAACTGAACTCTCTGCTCTATTATAAGCAATAATTGCAATATCAGTAATCTTAGTAAAATAATTACTGCTGGGTTTCTTTTTCCTCGGACTCATTGAATTCAGTATTTAATTCATTTATAACTTGTTTTAATAATTCAAAAGTAGTTCCAGCTTCATCATCTTTTTCAAATGCGCCTAAACGATCTATTTGTTGCATTGCATCATATGATTGTTCGATTCTAGAAAACATATATCTGTTAGTATCTTCAAGTTGTATGATATATGCTTGTCGTTCATCAATAACATCTTGAGCATCTGCTAATAAACCAGCTAATACATATGCTCTACGACCTAAATATACTGTTGCTACTATTAAAATAAACAATAATAATAAAAGTATTAATATCATAATTAATCTGTATTAAATGTGCTAAAAATATCCATTAGTGCTTTATCTGCACCTGGATTGTTTTCTGCTAAATTTTTCAATGTATTAGATTTAGTTGCTTTTGTTTTCTCTGTTACCGCAACTGGCGTGCCTTGTTTGTAATTTCTCCAACGCTCATATTCAATTTGAGATGCCATATGATCTGCATGGTGAAGTAATAACGGCATATTTGTTTTTAATTTAGCCTGAGCGGATCTTGCAACAAAGTATGGTTTGTTTGCATCATCATACATTCCATCATGTATTTTAATAGCTTGATATTCATTCCAAGACATTTTAATACCATATTCTTGTAGCAACCAAATTGAAAGATCTGGAACCATTGTGAACGGAATGTTTTCATTATGTCGATACATTTTTCCTTGATTCTTTCTGTGCCAATCAGAAGTTTCAATCTGATAAACTTCATTGCCTTCGCCCGGAAATCCTATTTTACCTAAATCATGATGCATTGCAGCAAACATTAATTCTTCAATTGTATAACCACTCATATCAGATCCCATTGATTTCCAAGTAACATACAACGCATTAGCACAATCCATTACCCGAAGTATGTGATCTACGTAGCCACCAGCAAATGCGTTATGAAAATGCTCTGTACCAGACGCCGGCATCATAATCAATCGGTCTTCGAATTCATCATACATTGAATTCAATGCATGTACTCTATCTGGAAAATAATGTAATCGGTGCCTGTATTCTTCCCAGTTTGATTTTATTTTTTCTGCTTCTAACATAACTTATTTTTAATTTATTTTAAAACTGCACCATCAACCATTTTTGCGGTACATTGATAACATATAACTGTAACTGCTCTTTCATCAACACGCGGAACTATGTTTTCGCAGTGTTTACATTTTAACTTTTTGAATCCGGAACTAAACTTAGTTTTTTTTGACATAACAATATTAATTATTCTCGATCAATATAATAACGAGCAGATTCTAGTTTTTTAAGAGCTTGTGCTAAATTAGTTAGTATAGAAGGAACATCGGCTTTATTTTCTTTGATTGCTCTTCCAACATTTTTAACAATTTCATACGCATCATCAATATCATCTGTAATTTTTGCTTTGTAACGATAGTTTGCCATAGATTATTTATTTATTAGTTATTAATTTT